CAGCGACGTAGTTAGTCATGAGTCACCACCCGCACGTACATGGCCCCATCACCGCCGTTGGGGTAGAAGGATTTCAGGCGCGGCGTCTCCAGCTCAAAACCCATGGCCTTGGCCATGCGCGCGCCATTGGCGTGTTCGAGTTCCACGTCCATCTCGTACCGGCCCGGTTGCTGGGTGTACATGAAGCGCAGCGCATGCCGCACGCAGTAGATCATCCGATGGCCTACCGATTCGGCCAGCATCGCCCAGCACACCGAACGACCCGGCCATACCGGAATCGAGCCGGCGCACATCAACACTTCGTCGCCGTCCAGCACCGTGAACGCCGGCGTTTTTGCCAGGTGCTCGTAGTGCTCCGGAGATGCGTAGCTCGCACCTTCCTGCTGGCAAGGCTGCAGCCGGATACGCGCGGCGTGTTCGGCTTCGAACGGAACGCACCTAGCCATCGGACGTCTCCAGGCCGACAACCAGCATGCTGACGTTGAACGGCAGGGGGTCCGTCTGTGCAAACTCGACCGTGCCGTCCGTTTCGTAGGTGCCCTCCCAATCCACGTCGAAGTCGCCGGAGAACAGCGGAGGTGGCGCGTCCATCAGGTCGTTGGTGCGCCGGAACGGCTGGGTCACGTCCTGCTCCCCGCCGGTGCCGGTCGTGCGCACGGTCATGCCGAGCGTGTCGTACACGCGGAAGCCGACGCGATGGATCTTCTTTTTCTTGGTCTGCGCGGTGCCTGCGGCGGCGCCGGCTTCGATCGTCATGGTGCGCGCGCGGCTCTCGTATTTCAGGCCGACATTCACGTCCAGTGACGCCCGCGCCAGCGTGATCGCGCCACCGGTGACGACGCAGTCCGGGTGCGTGGCGCCGTCAGCCAGCACGCCAACGGTGGCGCCTTCCAGATGATCGAGCCCCGACACGGTCGTTACCGGTGTGCCAAATACACCGCGCTGCGCCGAATCCAGGTAATAGGTCAACTCGGGCGTGAACCGGTATTCCGTCGTGCCGTCGAGGTCGTATGGCGTGGCGTCGCCTTCCTCCCACAGCTTGGTCATGCGCTCGGTGTAGCAGACGGTCGCGCCATTGATCGTGCGCTGCACCGCCAGCCACAGTTCGTCGCGCGAGCCGTCGACGGAGGGAATAACGCAGATCGACTGCACGATAGCGTCGCCGGCGATCGAGTGCAGCGCCCATCCGCAGTCCTGCGGCTTGTCCTGCTCCGATCGGTCGTACAGGATCGAGACGAGCTTGCCGTCGTTGCGCAGTGCCCAAATGATCGGCTGCGGCGTGCGCTGCAGCGCAAATTGCTTGAACCCGCTGGCCGTCAGATGGGACGCCCGGAACGACAGATCGGCGCCCTGGAACCCGTTGGTGTAGTAGTCGAACACCAGTTGCCGGATGCGCTTGGCGCCAATCTGGTTGTAGATCGTTTCATTGCCCACGCGCAGCGGAACCGTCGTCGACGATCCATTGAGGCTAGACTGCTTGGCGTTGACATTGGTGGGCGTGATGACGCCGCCCGTGGACGCCGGCGACAGCAGCCATTCGCCGCCGGACGTTCCGATCAGCAGACCGTTCTGGTCCGACATCAGCCAGCGAATGGCATTGACCTGATTGGACGACAGCGTGAACGAGCACGCCAAATCATCCGTGACCGTGCCGTCCTTCACGTTGCTCGTGCTGAAGGTGTCGTAGATGCCTGAGCACGACAGGTCGATGCGCTGCGGCGCCGTGGGGTAACCGGCGTAACCCAGCCGGTCCTCGTGGAACTGCACGACCGCAGGATAATTGCCATCGGTGAGCAGTCCCATGCACCAGGCGCGGGTCTTGCCCGTGCCGCCATCGGTGCCGGTCGGCGGCAGGCCGGGGTCGCGCGGATCACGAGACTCGCCGCCGTTGGGAATATACGTGGGCATTATTGCGGCACCACGCCGACGACAGTTACCGACGCCACCTTGGCGCTAGTGACCCCTGTGATTTTCAACTGAATCCACTTCTGTGGATTGGCGCTGGAGGCATTGCTGGCAGAGGTGGTCTGCGTGGTCGTCGTGGTCGATCCTGATGTGGTACTGACCTGAGTGGTGACCGGCCCCACGTCCGTCCAGTTGATGTTGGTGATGCGCACGAGCCGACCGACATCCGCGGACGTCAGCCCTGCGCCATCGTTCAGGCCATTGGTGTTGTCGAAGGTCAGCGTGCCCGTGCTGCCCACGCGGGTCACCGTGCAGGTGGCGAAGTTGTCCGCCGTGTTCTGCGTCAGATAGGGGCCGTCGAGGAGCACATGCGGCGTCAGCGTCCAACTGGTTGCACCGAAGCGTTTCAACAACTGGGGCGGGTGGTTGGGGTGCGTGATGTACATCACGTCGGCAGACTGCGTGAAGTTCAGCCCCCACAGTTCCGCCGCCAGATAGGGCGTGGTCACCTCGTAGGGAACGCCGCCATTCAACAACTGTCCGCCATTGGTGTAGAAACGCAACGCGGTGTCCGTGAACTCCAGCACGTAGGCCTGCGCCGAGTTGAAGATAAACGGCTGGAAGCGCACGTCGACGTGATTGCTTTTCACTCCCGCCACGTAGGCCGTGCCCGACCGGCGAACCAGGGTGCCCTGCAACGTGGGCACGAAATCGCGGCAGAGCTGCATCGCTTTGGCGTGCTGATCGACGTCGATGCGCCCATACGTCAAGGGCGACCATTCGCCCTGGGTGAAGCTGACTTGCGGGCGGGAAGCGCGCGGCATCAGTGCTGCGACCAGATCGTCGACGAGTCGGTGTAGCGCGAGGTGACCCAGCTCGAATCCACGCCGGTTTCCGGCACGGACTCCAGCGCGTCGACCTTGCGCGCTTCGATCAGGCTGGCCTTGTAGGCGTTGCCCAGCTCGGACTGCACGGTGGCCGACTGCGTGATGTCCTGCACCATCGCCAGGGCCATGCGGTAGGCCAGCGTTTCACAGAACATGGCGTCGAAGACCGTGGGGTCTTCGATGTCGGCTACATAGCGGATGTCCAGCGGCGACGAGTTGCTGGAGACGATCGCCCGGCCTTCCACCTGCCAGTCGTTGTAAACGCACTTGGGCACCAGCACGCGCAGGCAGTCGGTCGGCCACGGGAAGCGGTAGGACGGCCCGAACGGCGGCACGCTGGTGTCCGCAGCCAACTGCGCGCGCTTCATGGCGAAATTCCACGGATGCGCGCGCAGCTCGGCGCGCCGGCAGAAGTCGTATGCGCGAGAACACGCCCGGCCTTCGCGGGACGTGTCCGTGAGGTTCATGATTTGCTGCGCCGAGCCCACCAGCTGGAGGGCTCGATTGCAGATACCGGTGACAGACTGGGCCGCGGCCATCTGCGTTTACTCCATGGGCGCAGCGTTACTGCGGGACGCGCGCGGCGTTGGCGTACAGCGCGCTGGGCGTGCCGCTCGTCACGTTGGCGCGGATGGAACCGGCGGGAAGATCGAATGCGGCAATGCCGGCGGCGGTGAGGCTGGTCGTGGTGCCAACGTCGACCCAGGTGGCGCTGTCCGGCCCCAGTGCCTGCAGGCTGACGGTCGCGCCGCCCAAGGTGCCAACCACGGCAAAGCAGCCGCGGCCACCGGGCCAGACGAAGCTGGCGCCGACCGCGCTGGCGTTGTTCAACAACTGGACGGAGTAGCCCAGCATGTCAGAGCGCCGTGTACGGCAGTTGCAGGATGTAGTTCTCCAACTGTTCGATCGCTTCGAACAGTTCCTCGCGGGAGAGAATCTTGGTCGAGTCGACGCGAATCTCCACATCGGTGGAGTTGGTGCTGGACCCGACCACCGCGGTTTCGAAATTCTTGCCGCGGTTGATGCCGTAAAAGACAGATGCCATCGGATGCTCCTGAAAGCTCAGGGGCCGAAGCCCCTGAGCCTTGGTGTGTTACGGGCCGGAGAAGTACAGGTCAACGACCAGGTTGCCGCTGGCCGGAAGAGCTGCGGTGCCCACGGTCAGGATCACCTGTTCGCCGGCGGTCGCCGGCACGCCGCTCACTGCAACCGCTTTGCCGAACAGGGTCGGCGTGTCGGTGGCGGTGAACACGGCCGCGGCCTTGTACTTCGCTGCCGAGCCGGAGTTGCCCACGGACACGGTCGCGGTGCTCAGCGAGGTGTCGGTGGTGATGACGCCGAAGGCGAAGCAGTAGCCGGCGGGGATATTCGCCAGCACCACGGTGTCGCCGGACGCCTGCGCGGCCAGGACGATCGAAGCCCGGTAACGGCGGAAACGTGCGCCGTAGCCGGAAGTTGCGCTGGGGAGCTGGGCAGGCGACAGCTGGGTCGGCTGCAGTTCGGTGGAGTAGGTCTGTGCCATGGGTGTGGGTTCCTGTTAGACGGCAAGGATCTGGACGCAGCGCTTCTCTTCGAGACGCGTTGCACCGATGGTCATGCCCATGTAGACCTGCCAGTTGAAGCGCTTGGTCGGCACTTCAGCGACGTTGACGTTGACATCATTCCAGATGCCCAGGCCGACGCCCGACTTCTCCCACACCGGGATCTGGTACGGGGTGCCCGGAGTCGCGCTCTGGTCGCCGCCGACGAATCGCTCGGAGTGGATGAACTGGAAGCCAAGGATGCCCATCAGGCGGCCATCGGCGATCACGGGGGCGTTGCGGCTGTTGAAGTCGCTGTTGATGACCAGCGCTTCGTTCAGCAGGTCCGCTTCCTTGTCGGCCGGCAGCGCGGCGTAGATCGAGGCGCTTTCAAAGTCCACTTCCGCCTTGCGCAGCAGGCGCCGGGCTTCGCGGAACTTGGCCACGTTCAGGCCGGTGGCCGCCGAAGCGCCCACGGTGTTGGCCACGATGTTGCCGGCCAGGAACGAGGTATTGGTCGAGCCGGTCTTGCCGGTCTTGGCGGTGCCGAAGATGGCCGCGGCGATGATGTCGTCCTTCGCACGCTGCAGCGCCGCGACGCCCGACTGGGTCATCTGCGACTTGGGGTCGATCATCAGGCGCAACAGATCCTGCTTGTCGATCATGGTGCCCCAGTCGACGTCGGTCGGGAAGCACCAGCGGCGATCCTGCGGAACGTCGAG